TCCTCCGCCGCCTCGAGGCGCGCCGTGATCCGCTCGCGGTGTCGCGCCTGCTTCTCGGCGTTGGTGAGGGGGCGCTCGCCCAGCATCTTGCGGGCCATCAGGGCGTCACCTGCACTCGGAGCGGCTGCTCGATGCGCACCACGATCGGCTTCGGCTCGCCGCCCCAGTTTGCCAGCACCACGATGGCGCCAGCGATCACCGCGGCGGCTGTCAGGATGGCCGCCACAGCCTTGTATGGCTCCCAGCGGGCTTGGCGGCGGGCGAGGTCGATCTGCGCCTGGAGCAGCGCCCAGGCGGCGCGGTCCCGCTCGGCCTCGGTGGCGCTCATGCCACCCTCTCGAATGCAAGCTGGTCGGAGGTGAGATTGTGTGCCGTGCGAGCGAGGCTGATGACCGCGTCGGTGCTCAATCGGTAGGCCTTGCCCCGGTAGATGCGAGGCTTGGTGATCTGCTTACCGAAGCAGGCGGCGCCGAACGTGCCGGCGTCAGTCTGCACGCAATGGCGGAGTTCGCGACCGCAGTGCATGCAGCAACCGCCCTCGAAGTAGCCGGTGATGCTGATCGTGTTGGTCATCTGCTGGTGTCCTCGGTTTCGATGACCAGAACATAGCCGGGTTACGTAACCGACGCAAGCTCTATCGGCAGCAACCAGCGACAAAGTTACGGCACTAACGGATTACCACTGACGGCCAAGACCCGCATGCGGTGAGGCCAGACGGTGGCGCCTCGGTGCGGTGCCCTCCTCGGGGCCGCGAACGGCCGCGCCGGGTGACCGCCCCCTAGCCGGTCGCCAGCCAGGCGCCCGCCAGGCTCCACGCCAGCGCGAACAGCTCAACCCAGGAGGCGGCAATGAACCTCGTCACCGTGCTGATCATCCTGGTGCTCGTCCTATTGCTCGCATCTGGCGGCACCTACTGGGGAGGCTGGGGCGGCCCGGCCTATCGCAGCTACGGCTACTACGGCGGCGGCCTCGGGCTGGTCCTGGTTGTGATTTTGATCGTGATTCTGCTGCGCGGCGGACTCTGAAAGCTACAGGCTGGACGCCACTCCAGCATCAGCCGCACGCCGCGGGCTCGGCCTTGGCTTGACGGTCGCCCGTCGCTGTAGCGCCGGCACTCTAACCCATCACCAACCCCAAGGGGTAAATCCATGGCCATTTTCACCGTCTCCTCGGGCGGCGATGCCGCGGCTGCGTTCGACGCGGCGCTGGCCGAAGCCCGACTGACCCCGGGCGGCGATACCATCACGATCGCCGCCGGCACCTACGAGCTGACCCGCGCGATCCAGCTCACCCAGGCCGACAGCGGCACCACGTTCGTGGCCGATGGCGAGGTCACCCTCTCGGGCGGCGATCGGCCGATCTCCCTGATCAACGTGGACGGCGCATCCGACATCACCATCAGCGGGCTCAACTTTACCGACACCTCTGGCGGTGGTGATTTCGACAGCAGCCTGGCCGCGGTGCGGGTGGAGAACGGCGCGGCCAACATCACCATCAGCGACAGCGACTTCACCAACGTGGCGCTTGGTGTGCAGGTCTACTGGGGCGCCAACCATGTCACCGTCATCGACAGCCGCTTCACCGACACCTGGGGGCCGGCGATCGACTTCAACGATGAGTCGTTCCAGAACACCGCCTCGGGCAACACCATCCTGCGCTCGGGTGCCGTCTATACCGAGGGCGGCGCCATCCAGATGTATGAGAGCTGGGGCAACCTGATCAGCCACAACTCGATCCGCGACATCCCGCGTCACGGCATCGAGGAGCAAAGCTGGGACGCGACGAACCGCTCGGGCGGCAACGTGATCGACTCTAATCGCATCACGAACTACATGGGCGCGACCGAGGACGGCGGCGCCATCTACCTGTTCGGCGGTGACGATCCGTTCACGCCGATCCGGACGACAATCACCAATAATCGCATCGAGGGCACCGCTGACGACTTCAGTTGGGGCATCTACATGGATGACCTCGTCAACGGCGCCAACGTCATTGGCAATTGGGTGGACGGCGGCGGCGTGGCCTCGCTGATGATCCACGGCGGCGATCTGAACGAGGTTGCCAACAACGTGCTGCTGAATGGCGGCCAATACGGCATCACCGTGCAGGAGGGGTTGGTGGACCCCGGCCCGGCCAGGTTGGACAACATCCACGACAACATCATCGCGCCCGGCGAAGGCATCTACGGCGCCTCCTCGTTCAATCCGTTACAATTCCACGACAACCTCTACATCGGCGAAAATCAGTATTTCGGCTGGGATTACGAGACGTTCGAGCAGTGGCAGGCGTCGGGCGGTGATCGCGGCTCGGTCGCGGTCACCAGCATTGAAGGCGGCATTGGCGACCCTGACAATCCGATCGACGGGCCAGACCTGCCGGGGCTGCCTGACCTGCTGCCGCCGGATTTCGACCCAGATCTGCCCAACTTCCGGCCCGACTGGGACCCGATCCTGGGCCGCCCCGAGCCGGTGCCGCCCGAGCCCGAGCAGCCGCCGCCCGGTGAGGTCGGGCTGGACACGCTCGTGCTGCAACTGGCCGCTCAATACATCCAGACGGCTCCGTCTTTCATTGTTTCTGTGGACGGCGAGGAGGTGGGCGAGGGCGAGGTGACCGTCCGCTACGGTGCGGACAACCAGACGTTCGAGTTCCGCGGCGACTGGGGCGCGGGCGAGCACGAGGTTACGCTCGATTTCACCAACGACAACCCGATCCGCAACCTGTGGGTCGAGGACGTTTACTACAACGACGCCAACTACAACCCGCCGGGTGGCGACGTGAACGTGGGGAACCTGCCAGGCGACCGGCTGACGTTCACCGTCGGGTCGTAGCCGCGAGGAGCGCGCATTGTCCGTCACACTAGCCACACACGACGAAGTGCCGCCAGGTGCTGCCGGTCTCACCGGCCGCGATCCGGTCGTCGTCGCGCATCGTGACGTGCCGTTGGGCGCAACCGGCCTGACCGGTGGCGGCTCCGTTGTGGACGTGTATCCGCGTGACCTCGACGAGCTGCTGTCGCGCCTGGTGGAGTGGTTCGAGGAGGCGGAGAACGCATCGCAGGACGCGCGCGAGTTGTCGGAGCGCGACCGCGATTACGTCAACCACAAGCAGTGGACCGCTGCCGAGGCTGCCGCGCTACGCAAACGCGGCCAGGCCGAGATTGTGATCAATAAGATCGCCGAAAAGACGCAGCTGCTCTGTGGCTTGGAAAGGCGAAACCGCTCCGATCCAAAGGCATTCGCGCGCACACCCACCGAGGAGGACCGCGCCGACGCCGCGACGCAGGCGCTGCGCTACATCGGCGACGACAACAGCATCGATGTGATCCGCAGCGCTGTGTATGAGGAGATGCTCGTTGAAGGATTTGGCGGGCTGGAAATCGGCCTGGTGGACGACGGCAAGGGCGGCGCGGACATAACGCTGACGCACGTTCCGTGGGATCGGCTGTGGGTCGATCCGCATTCCCGCCGCGCGGATTTCAGCGACGCGCGCTACGCCGGCATCGTGATCTGGATGGACAGGAGCCAGCTGGAGGAGACGTATCCGGTTGCGATTGAAACCATCGAGGGCGCGTTCGCGGCGGAGCATAGCGGCACTACGTATGACGACCGGCCTGGGACGGTGACGTGGAGCGACAGCAGCCGGCGCCGTGTGCGCGTCGTCCAGTGCCACTGGATCGAGGGCGGGACGTGGTGGAGCGCCACCTTCACGAAGGCCGGCTATATGTCCGAGCCGCAGACCAGCCCGCACCTCGACCGCCGTGGCAAATCGGCGTGCCCGCTGATCCTGCAGAGCGCGTATATCGACAGGGAAAACCGGCGCTACGGCATCGTCCGCGGCATGATCAGCCTGCAGGATGAGATCAACAAACGTCGCAGCAAGGCGCTGCATCTGTTGTCGGTCAATCGCACGATCGCCGAGCAGGGCGCGGTGGCGGACGTGGACAAGGCGCGGCGCGAGGTGGCGCGGCCGGACGGTTACATCGAAATCATGCCGGGCATGAAATTCGAGGTCGTGCCGGGAGGCGACCTCGCCCTCGGCCAGTTCAAGCTGTTGGAGCACGCGACGGCCGAGATGCAGCTGAGCGGCCCGAACGCGGCGATGGCGGGCGTTGCCAGCGGCGATCCATCAGGCCGCGCCATCATTGCGCAACAGGCGGGTGGTGCTGCGGCCAACGAGCCGTTGTCGGACAGCCTCCGCCAGTGGACGCGGCGGGTCTACGAGGTCTGCTGGATGGCGGCGCGGCAATACTGGACGGCTGGGCGGTGGGTGCGCGTCACCGACGACATCGGCACCACGCAGTGGGTCGGGATTAACCGCCCGGTGACAGTGCGCGACGAACTGGCGGCAATGCCGGAGGAACAGCGCGCCCAGGCGATGCAGGCGCTGCAGCTCGTGCCCGGCGATCCGCGGCTGCAGCAGGTCGTGCGCGTCGAAAACGACGTGACGGACTTGGAAATTGACATAACCATCGAGGAGGGCATGGACGTGCCCGCGCTCGAGCACGAGCAATTTGCCATGCTTGCGCAACTGGCGCAGGCGCAGCCCGGCATCATTCCTCCCGACGTGCTCATCGCTGCTTCCGGCTTGCGGAATAAGCAGGTTCTGCTCGATCGCATGAAGGAGGCACAGGAGGCGGCCGGGCAGACGGCACCGCAGATGCAACAGCTGGAGATGGCGAAGAAGCAGGCCGATGTCAGGGCGACGAACGCAAAAGCCAGGGCCGATGAGGCATTAGCCAAGGAGCGCGATCACGCCTCGATCCACCACATCGCGGAAATCCACGACAGCTTCCGCGCGCCGCCTGACAGCGCATCGCCGGCTAATCCCGCATCGATGAAGCGTGGCGCGGACCTGACGTTGCCGCCGGAACTGGTCGCCGCCGATGTGCTCGCCGACATTCAGAGCAAGGCGGCGAAGACGCAGCTGGACGAGGCCAAGGCACGCGACTTGCACTTTGCCAGCGTGAAGAAGGCGGCCGAGACGCGCGCGATCCTCAACCCGCCGCCGCAGCAGGCGCCGCGTCGTGGCTGAGTTCAACGCGCTGATGCGTGATGCGCGCATTGTGCCGCCAGTCGAGCCGAATGCGCTGTTGCAGACGCCGACGCAGGCCGATGCGTGGACGCAGAACGCGCAGGCCGTGCGGAGCCTGCTCAATGTGACGCCCGAGCAGGTGCAGGACCTCATCGCCCCGGCACCGAATACGACCTATGGCAGCGTGCTGCCGTTCGCGCAGGACAACACGACGGGCGACGTGCGCTGGTGGCCACCCGTGCTGCCTCAAAGTGGGCGCGATCTGCTGCAGCTGGGCTATGACCTGTCGCAGC